TAGATCATCGAGCGAACCAGCGGGTGACCCTCGCCCCAGCGGGCGAACTGATCATCGATCCACTCCTTCCGGATATGCGGGCAGTCGAAAGCGGTAACGGTAAAGGTCTTCCACTTGCCATCATTCCGCCGGAATACATCGTAGAAGTACCCGCTGCTGCCTCCGGGGCTGCTCATCAGCAGTGTCCTCGTCGGCTGGCACCGCTCCATCGACTGAAATATCCCGTCCGGCACCGCCTTCGCCTCGTCCACAATGTACATCAGGTCGTTGCTCGGACCCTGCACATGCCAGCCCTCCGCCTTCTCCGGGTTGCTCGCGCTGAACCCGATACACCGGCTGATCAATTGTTGGCCATCAACCAACCTCGGGTATACATAGCGGATCTCGCCATCCTTGATCGAGAAACCGTTCTCCTCTCCACCCAACCCATTGATCATCTTCCGCAGATGCGGCCACAGAGCGTCGGCCACCTGTCGGTACACACCAGCCGTACACACCACCAGACTCCCCGGCCAGCGGAGCATGTGCCAGATGACAGCCGACGCCGCCACCATGCTCGTCTTACCAGAGCCGTTCGCAGCTTTGAGGGCCACCTTCGCATGCTTCTCGTTCAGAGCCCCCAACACCGCCTTCTGCCACGCATAGGTATCGCGTAGGCCAAGCATCATCTCAGGGAAGTTCGAGAGGTGCTGAGCTTCCTCCAAGAGCTTCCGCTGCTTCCAAGCAGGGATATGCGAACCCATGCCGAGTGAAGGGGATTTCTTGCGCTTAATTTGCTTGACTGCCATAAAATTGGGTTGGGTACGGGGAGGGGGTATCAGGTATCACCCCACCCCCCTCGTGGGGGTCCCCCCTACCCCGTGGTTATCGTTAACGTTAGTGTTAATCAGTAACGTTAGTGCCATAACGTTATCCCGTTAATGTTAAATAACGTGATCCTTATCCTATTTGTTTCCCCCACCAAACGCTCCCAGTAAATTACCACTAACTGACAATTCCTTTCCTTTGGTAGTGTGATCCAATTGAGCCCTGGCGACATAGCCACGAGTACGCTCTAATAACCAAGCGGAACCTTGCCAGCCGTTGCCACACTGGCGGACAACGGAGGTGAGTTCTAGCTCGCCTTCGAACTGCGCTTGTTTGATGGCGTTGGCAAAGTCCGGATGCCTTGCTAGGTACAATTGCCACCCCTGCCCACCATCAAAGAAACCGCAACCAATGGCGATGCGTTCCAACGGAATTCCAAGGCGGGCAGCCTCTATCGCTTTTTTTGTAGTTTCGGCAGAAAGGACTTTAAGGGGCCTCCCAATCTTCGCCCTGGGCTTCTCCGCGACCGCTTTCCGCTCCCCCTTCGCTTTCATTCCTGCAACTCACCCCTGAAAAAGGCCACTTCGCCACTTTTTCTCAAAAAGTTGTGGGCGAAAGTTGCCCAGCGTATTAAATAGTCGGCTCCAATGAAAAACGCAGCAACGACCGCAACGACCACCGAGAAGCCCTTCGCTTCCTTCACCAACGTCGGATGGGTCCGCCCCGGAACTTTTGTTCCCATTGCAACCATCAGCCCGACTCCCGATTGGGTTCCGGGAGTGACGGACTCCCATCACGGATGCCATGAAATCCTGACAGGAACCGAGAAGGACTGTTGGTGTATGGTTTTCGTTCGCTTTGGACAAGGCGACGGCCTGCCTCCCGGAGATTGGCTGATTTACTATCGTTACGACGACGACGACGGAACCCACGACCACCAACTCTGCGTTGCAGCCCGCATCACCCCGCAGTGACCGGATCCGGTGACTTCCGCTGGGAGTCATCTGGTCTGGTCATTGTGGCCAGTTCTCAACTCATGAAACTCAAATCCCTACTATCCGCCTTCGCGTTCCTCCTAGCGTTCGCGCTTGTCACCTCAGCCTTGGCCTACTGCTTCGCGCAGCTTCTCGTCGGAGGTGTCCTTTGACCCTCTTCCGTTGCAACGGTTTCCGCTCCGTGCGTGCGCTCGGTATTCGCGATGCCGCCGAAGTGTTCGCTCGCCGTGCCGCCCGCCGGGCTTTCGGTCGACGGGGTATCGTCCGAACCATGGTTGAAGATTCCTACACCCGGAACCTCTCGATTGTGGAGTTTGCCGCTTTCATCGGTTACTCGAGCGGCCCCAACGAAACGACTGGCCACAACATCCGTTTCACTGTGATCAACGGAGGTGCCCTGTGAGCAACGGATACGTCATCCATGAGGATCAGCACCGTGTCGTAATCGCGACCGGCTTCTCTTCCCCTTCCGACAACCGGAAGACGGGCGATATGATCCAGATATGGATTCTGGTCAAATCCGTTTCCCCCACCGAAGCGATCAAACAGGGCCTTGACCGTTTAATCTGTGGAAACTGCATGCATCGGGGTCATGAGGTTGACGGTCGCTTCGGTGTAGAAAGGACATGCTACGTCAACGTGGGCCAAGCCCCCCAAGGGATTTGGAAAGCGTGGCGTGCGGGTAAATATCCCACGCTCCAATTCATGGATTGCTTCGCAGGCCGACGTGTTCGCTTCGGCGCATATGGCGACCCCACGCATATTCCCATCGGCCTTGCGCTTGCGATCGCGGGCGCTTCAAGCGGATGGACGGGGTATACCCACCAGTGGCGCAAGCCCTCGTTGCAGGGTTGGCGTCAATTGCTGATGGCCTCCGTAGACACCGCGGCTGAACTTGTGATCGCCCGTTCTATGGGTTGGTCCACCTTTCGCGTGACTCCGGATCTAGATCATCACACGATGGAGACGCTATGCGCCTCCGACCGAAGCGGGACACCCTGCGCCGATTGTCTCGCCTGCGCGGGCGCCCGTTCCGGTGTCCGATCAATCCATATTCCCGTGCACGGGACCAGAGCCCGGCATTTCAAGGAAGGAGTGGCGCTGTGATCGCGGACCAATTCAAACGGGAGGCCGACAAGCAAAGCCTGTGCGATGGGAGGAATCTTTGAAACCCCTCCTTAGAGTCCTAGGGTACCTCGCCCTGTGTCTCCTCTTTACTCTGCTTCTCTTTCTCTCCGCGCTCGCCGGCAATTGACATAGGAACCCACCACAAGCCCCTAGGAATCCCCTAGGGGCCTTTTCTTTGCCCCGATAGTGTCGCTCCGCCCCGCTTGTCTTTCCTAGTGGGCCAGTCTCCCCCCTTCCTAGTCTGGCCACTGGTCACTTGTCCCACTTCCCGCTTGTCACACTTCCCCAGGTTGCCCCCCCATCGGACACCCAATGTCCCATCCCGCTATTTACATAGCACCTCAGGGTACGACACCACATGTCCCACCCCGTTACACCGGCCCAGGATCCCCTTATGTGCCGTTCATGTGCGCCCCGCGATCCCAGCCTCATGGTGCGGTATTTCGGATCCCCCATACGCCATACGGATTTCGGAATTCGGAAATCGGGATTCCGGAACCGGGGACTCCGGAAATCATGGTGCGGTTGAGTGGGCCAATCCTCCCCCTCCCCAAGCGACCCCCCGGCCCCCCCATCCGGGGATTTTCGTTTCTAAGCGTCCGATACCCCCGAATCGTAAATTGATGCGGACCCACCATTCCGACGCGCTGGCACCCCCTTCCTGCTCCAGCAATCGCTATCCTCCATCCACCACCACAACCACCAACACGGGTACTTCGCAATCAGTCGGGGGTTCTCAATAAATGCCGCCGCAGCGGGGGGCCGTTAGAGCCCCCCAGAGCGTTGCGGCGATGCATTTATTGACTCCCTTTTAAGGGAGTATGAAACTCCCTTTTAGGGGAGATAGCGGGGGGGGTTGGGAACTTCCTGCTACCACGATTTGAATTTCCTTTTGGATAGTTGACTGGCGTCTTGGGAGAAGCTACCTTGTTCGTCCCATGAGTTACTTAGAGAATGGTTCCACCCTCCGCGCCATGTTCCGCCTGATGCCGCCGATGAGGCACGATGCCGACCCCACACGGTCCGATGTCGTGACCTACATCCGCGAGAATCTCCGCTGTGAACTGGGCCGTGCGCTTCGTGCGTTTGATTCGATGCGCCATTTGAAGAGCGCGGTTCTGATATACGATCGTATTCATCGCCAGTGGCGTGGATGTGATTGGATGCCTATTGAGGAGGTGGACAAGATATCGCTATTGATGAGTACTGTTACAGAGCTGAAGCGTGATATATCTTCGTTGAGAACGGAGCTTCGGAAGGTGAAGCATGAGATGGTCTCGTTGCGCCGGCGCAAAGGTGGCGAAGGAAGGTCTAAAGATCAGGATGTTGAGGATGAGCCTACGTTGGATGACGAGGCTCCAAAAACGGAAGAGCAGTATATCTCCGATAGGGAAAGGTATGCTCAGGAATCGAACGAGTATTGCAGAGCTATGCGCGCCGGCCTCGATGAGCTTGATAAGGCTTCTCCTTCTTCAGCTCCGCTCCCGTGAACGCGAGGGGGTTGCACTCCTCCCACTGGATGCCGGTGGCTGAGTGCTGAAGGTTGAGAATGGGGGAAGGGAGTCCGATCCTCCCTCCCCGCTTGCAGAAGGCTAGCTGGAAGCGTCTAGGCTTTGATTGGCCTACTTCATGGAGAACGGCTATCTCCCGCGCCCAGTTGGCGAGTTCGCTGGATCCGAACCCTGAGTGGGCCAGTTCCATAGTGGTGAGGGGTTCGCCGGTTTCCTTGCGTTGGGGCTTGGAGACGTGGTGCATCCAGATCCAAGCGACCTTGGTCTCGTGGAGGATGGGCTGGAGCTTGTTGCGCAAGAACACGCTGACCTCGGACTGATCGCTCAGGTCTCCGCCGAAGTAGGAGAACAGGGGATCGGCGATGATGAGATCGAGCTTGGACTTGTGGATGAATCGGCGGGCGTAGGCCAAGAACTGCTCGCCGGTGCGAACGGTCTCGGTGCGGAACTCCAGGTTCCTATGAAGCATGTTCATCTGCTCGATGGTGAACTTCCTGTGTGTGACCCCGCGGAAGGCTTCGGAGAGATCGCCGCGGTCGTTCTCCGCTTGGATGACCCCGATCTTCAATGGCTTGATCGGCGCGATGCCAAAGAAGTCGAGGCCGAGGCACCAGCGGACGATGATCTGCATCATCAGGCTGGACTTCCCGATGCCGGTACCGCCGCTGATGATCATGGATGAGCCGCGAGTGATCCAACGATTGCCGATGAGGTTGTCCGGATCATTCTTGGGATCGAAGTCGAGGAGGTCTTTGACCGTGACGATGGTGGACTGGTCATCATCGGTCTCGCGGTTGGTGAGCCAGTCCTCCCAGGATGCGGCACCGAGGTTGGTGTCCAACAACCGTTGCTGCGAGGTGGGGCTGCGCCATGCGCCGGGGAGGCGGGAGTAGCGCGAGGGGTTCTTGTTCTTGGCATCGATGCCGGGGATTACCCGATAGATCTCATCCCGGCGGGCGTCCCATTCCTTGCGGGATGGGGCGTCCACCCGGACCCAGCCATGGATGCTCTTGCCCCCGGAGTCGATGAGGACGGTGATGGGTAGGCCAGAGTCCCGGAGGCGTTGTTCCTGCTCGGGCTTTGGGAGGTCATCGAACTCGACTAGGACATGGCGGAACGCGCTGACATCGTTGTCGCTGCCGCTGTAGAGGTTGGGCTTGAAGGGGTTGATGCGGACGAAGA